AGCCGATCAGCCAGCCGGCCTGCCAGCCCAGCCCGAGCGCCGTGCTGCCGAGCGCGCCCGCGCCGGCGATGGCCAGCACCGCCATCAGACCACCCCCGGAATGCGCCAGGCCGCGCGCCGGCGCGAGAGCCATGGCTCGATCAGCGGCTCCTCGAGCACGCAGCGTCGCAACGCATGCGCGTGCAGAAGATGCAGGGTCCCGTGCCGCGCGGTGAGAAAGCCCGCATGGCAGGGATAGGTGGTCTCGGCAAAGACCAGGACATCGCCGGGCTGCGCGTCGGGCAGCGCGACCGGATCCAGCGCACGTGCAAATTCCGCCAGCAGCCTGGTGCCGGTCGCGCGCCGGTCATAGCCCGTCACATCGTGATGCGGCACGCCCAAGCCATCGGCGACGACGATCAGCAGCCCGATGCAGTCCACACCGGCCGGCCCGCGCCCCTGATGCCGCCAGCGCGCCCCGATCCAGCGGCGCGCCTCGGTCAAGATCTCCTCACCGCGCATTGGCGCATCGTGCACTGGCTCATCCTGCACTGGCTCGTGGTGCATTGGTTCAGCGGGCATTGGGCGTCTCCGTCAGCTTGTCGGCGCCCGGCACGAAGGGATCGCCCCGGAAATTGAGCACATTGTCGAACCGCTCGATGCAGGTGGAGAGCCGTTTGTCGCAGCCCGGATAGATCTCGAACGCGTCCCCCGTGCCGACCGGAAAGGGTGGCGGGAAGGAGAGCACCAGATCGCCCGTCGCCAGATCCGAGCCGCGCACCTCGATGGCGCGGCCGCTGTTCTGCCCGGAGGTGAAGATGATCACGCCGCCGGCGAACCAGTCATCCGACTTGCCCTCAACGTCGATCGTCGCGGTGAAAGACAGCGCGTCGAGCGGTGCGGTGACAAGGCCGGGCCGTGTCCATTGCGGGTCACTGATCTCCACCCCGCAGCGCGCATCGCCGAGATCGGCGCGGCAGTCGGGCGTGTAGGGCTCGATCAGTCTTTGTGCGAGCACCTGGGACATCCCGCGCAGTTCGGTGCGCCACTGGCCCTCGCTCGACAGCATGACCTCACCCAGCCAGCCGCGGCGCAGGCGGAGGGTGCCCTGCGACGGATCCTGCCAGTTGACCACGAAGATCCGCACCTCGGCACCGTCATAGAGACCGGCGCGCAGCGCGTCCGCGTCGAGCCCGGCGTCGTCGAGCACGCCCTCGAGATCGACATTGCCGACCGACAGCCCGGCCTCGGAGGCCACGGCGGTGCGCGAATACCCGGCACGGGCGCGGTAGATCTCGCCGTCGACCGCGAGATCGCCATCGTGATCGGTGGCGCGAAACACCACCCCGTCGCGGCGCGCGAGGCGCCAGCAGGTGGCCAGCGTGAGCACATCGCACTCGAGATGCGCGGCCAGTTCGGGGGACACCGCCTTCATTCGCGGATCTCCACCACGGTAATCCTGCCCCATTGCTGCATCTCGTAGGTTTCCACGGTGAGATCGGCGGCATCGGTGTCGAACCGCGCCGGCACGTCGAACTCGAAATCCGCGGTGACGGCGACGGCCGGATCGGGAGCGCTCGAGAAGGTGACGAGGCCGGTGGTGTGATCGATCGACACGCCATTGGTCACTTCTGTATCATCACGATACACGGTCACAGTTCCGGCGACCGGCCGCGTGATCCGGCGTTCGTGAATGACCCCGCCGCTGTCATAACGCCGGACCAGCTGAAAGGCGGTCTGTACGCCATCACCGGTTCCCAGCAGCTGTCCCGCCGCCCGGAAATCCGTCCAGTCCTTGAAGCGGAATCCGTGCGCGCGGCCGCGGCGGGCATAGAAGAAGGCGAGGAATGCCGCGACGTCGGCGCGCGAGCGGATGCCCGTCGAGACGTTCCATTCGCCGCGCGAGCGCTGCCACTGCGCCACGCGCTGCTCGCGGCCGCTCTGCGTGGCGGTGATCGCCGTGAGGAAGCGCGGCCCGCCGCTGGCGCCATAGGCGATAGTGGCCGGAAACTGCACATCGTGAAAGTCGCTCATGGATTGTCCTGTCTGTTTGGCGCTACCGATTGCGCCGTGCGCGGGCGATGGCGCGGCTCATCTCGGCGGTGATCTGGCCCTGCGAGCGGCGGAAGCTGTCGGCATCGGGCGTGGAGATGCTCATGTTGATTGTGACGCCGCCGTCACGGCCGTTGCCACCACCGCGCTGTGCCTCGGCGACCTCGCGGCGCGACAGCACCCGCTCGCCGCGCTGCAGGATTGCGGGAACCTCGTCCGGTTGAAGCCCGACCATGCCACCTGCATGCATCCGGGGTGCCCCGGCGAACGCCATGGCCGGCACCTGGCGTTGCGGCAGGGCCGAGACGCCGATCACGCCGCCCGAATGCGCCACCGCCGCGGTGAGGCTACCTCCAAGCCCACCCCCGATCCCGCCAAGCGCGCCGCCCAGCCAGTTGGCGAGGGGGCCGAGCACCGCCGAGCGCAGCGCGATGCGGGTGATGTCCTCCAGGATCGAGTTCGCCAGATCGCGGAAATCCACCTTGCCCTTCGTGACCAGCGCCAGCAGCGCGTCCTCGGCCCCGCGAAACGCACTGACCAGCGCATCGCCGATCTGCCGGCCGGTCTCCATCGCACTGTCTGCATAGCCCTGCAGGCTGTCTGCGACCGCATTCCAGCCCCGCGCCGCCGTCTCGCCCGCCGCCGCGATCGCAGCACCGGCCTCTGTTGCGGCCTCAGCAGCACGACCAGCCGCGCCGCCGGAACCGGAGCCTGAGGTCCCATCCTCCCCGCCGGCGATCCCGTCGAAGGCGTCCCCGATCCCGGCCACGGAGTCCGCTGACGCATCTGCCGCCTCCGATGTCTGGGCCAGCACCTCGCGGATCGCCGCGACCGACTCCAGCGGCCCGGTCGCGGCCCCGCGCAGTTCGTCGGCCACGCCGCGCAGGGCGTCCTGCGTGGCGCGGGCGTCCGCGGCATAGGCCCCGAGTCCCAGATCGGGGATACGGTACTCCCGCTCGAAGGCCTGCGTGAACGCCTCGGCCGCTCGGCCGCCGGCATCGCGGGCCGCGCCCTCAAATCTGTTCTCGAGGCCTCCAAGGCTGACATCGTCCAGCGCCCCGATGCGGATCCCGCCGTCGCCCACCGCCCATGCCGGCAATGCGGCGAGCACCGTGTTGATCCCCGCGATGAAGCGGTTCACGCGGCCGATCACCGCGTTCAGCATCCGCTCCACGCCGCGTACCATGGCATTGGCTGCCCCGGTCACGACCTCACCCAGCACGGCCGGCAGATCGGACCAGATTGTGCGGATCGCCGCGAACGCGCCGCGCCAGGTGTTGAGGATCAGCGACGCCCCGCGCGCCACCGCGTCAAGACTGGCCTGCACGCCGTCCGCGACACTGGCCCGGATCCCGGCCCATGCTGCCGCCACCGTCGCCCCGAGCGCCCGCGCGCCGGTGCCCATGCGGTCCCAGACCTCTGATGCCACGCCGCGCAGCAGATCGAGGGCGTCGGAGAAACTCCCCGCCGCCGAGACCAGCCGGCCAAAGCGCAGGATCAGCTCCTGCGCGCCGATCACCAGCGCCACAAAGGGCAGCCGGATCAGCGCCCCGCGCAGCAGCGCCAGCGCCGTGGCCAGCCCGCGCACACTGACAACGGCTGCCGCAAGCCCGGCAACAAAGCGACCGGCCACCAGCGCCGCAACGGCCGCGAGCGTGGCCGCAAGCCGGTCGAGATTGCCCAGCACCAGCTCGATGGCACGACCCATGGGCCCGCTGCGCTCCGCGAGTGCTGCCATCGCGTCGGCCACGGCCTCGAGCGCCGGAGCCGCGGCGACCGCCAGCTGGTTGGCCAGCCCGCGCCAGATCAGCCCCAGCCGCGAGATCGCATCGTTGGTGCGCTCGATCTGGGCGGCGTCCTGCGCGGAGACCACGACGCCGAAGGCGCGCACGTCTTTCGTCGCCTGGCGCAGCGTGGCGCTGTCGATCCGGCCCATGGCGATGGAGCCTTCCTCGCCGAAGAGCTGGCCCGCCACCGCTGCCCGCTCGGCAGCGGGAACGAACTCCTCGATGGCGGCGTTGATCGCCCCCACACGCTCATCGAGCGGCAGCGCGATCAGATCGGTTGCCGACAGCCCCAGCCGGTCCAGCGCGTCGGCGGCGGGGCCGGTTCCGGCCGCGGCCTGGCTGAGACGGCGCGTCAGATCCTTGGTGGCCTGCTCGATGCCCGACATCGACACGCCCGCCAGTTCGCCGGCGCGCTCCAGCGTCTGGATCGAGGCGACGGTGGTGCCCAGCGATTGCGCCAGCTTGGCCTGGCTGTCCACGACCTGCAGCCCGCTGCGGATCATCGCCGTGGCCGCAGCCCCCACGGCCGCAGCACCGGCCGCGGCAGCAATGCGCAGCCGGCGAAAGAACCGGTCGGCGCGGGCATTGGCGGCCTCCATTTCCGAGCCGAGACGCTGGAAGGCGGTGGCGCCGTCGGTGCCGATCCCCTTGAGCTCGGCGCGCACCTGCCGACCGCCCTCGGCCGCCAGCCGCACCGTGACCTGTTTGGACGCGCTGGTCATGCTGCCGACCCCCGATCTCGTTCCTGAATGACGGCGTCTCGTTCTATTTCGGGCGCTGCGCCCGGATCTGCGCGTTGACCGCGCGCACCATCGCCGCCTCGATCACTGGCAGAAGCTCCACCGCGGCACGTCGGTCGAGCCCGATCGCGTCGGACATCGCCAGTACCGCGCCCATGTCCCAGCCAAGCACCGCGCCGTCCGAGACCCGCAGCTGGCCCGTGGCCTGGCAGGCGACATCCCAGGCCATCGCGCCCTCGCGCGTCAGCGGCGCGTTTTGCCGCGCCGGGCAGGCTTCGCAGATTTGCGGGCAGTTGTTGCAGTATTGCGCGCCCCCGCCGAAGTGCCATTCGGCGAGGGCGCAGAGGCGTTTTTTTCCTGCTCCAGATGCAGGCCCGGGGCCACGTAGCGCAGCTGGAAGGCCTCGAAGATCGGCACGATCTCCAGCAACGCGTCGAGCCCTTCGGGGGAAAGTTCGGCTGGGGCGTCGTCGGCATCATGCACGCCGGCCCAGTCATCCACGGCGACCCGCGCCAGCGCCTTCGCGAGCGCGATGCCGCGCCGGTTCGCGCTGGCCTCCTCGGGCAGATCCGCGAGGGTCGGCTCCTCGCGGGCACGGTTCATCAGCGAGGTAGTGATCGGGGCCACGCGCAGCTTCACGCCGTGGCCGAGATCGAGCCAGTCGGGGGACGCGTTGAGGTCGAGACGGATCATCAGGTCTCTCCATGGGTTGGCACATCATTCAGAAGCGCGACCTCAAGCATCACGCCGGTCGCATCGGCCGCCGCGCGCCAGTCGAAACTCGCCTCGACCCCGGCCGGGCCGGTGATCGAATACTTCGGCTTGGGCAGGTAGACCCGCGGCAGGGTGAAGCTGAGCGCGTACCCTTCGGCCATCGCGAAGCCGTAGACCAGCGCCACCGGATCGCCGCTGGCGGCCTCGGCCATCAGCGTCTCGCCATCGAAGCGCACGGTCAGCGATCCCTCGCAGGTGGCGAGCGTGGGATCCGCGCCATCGATCCGGCCATCCTCGCGGATCGAGCGTACGCGCTCGATGCCGTTGGAGAAGGTCAGCGAGCCGGCCGTGACGCCCGCCAGCGGTGATCCTGCGCGCACAATGCGCCCGCGCCCCTGGCTGAAGCGGCGCAGCGCAAAGGCGGCGGGGTTCGGCTCGAGCGTAGCACTTGCGGTTTCCTCGCCCTGCGCCACGACCGAGACGGTGGCATTCGCCGGTCCCTCCTGGCCCATCTGAAACGACAGCTCTTCCAGCACCGCGCCCGCATGGCGAAAGAAAATCGGATTGGTGAGCTTCGGGTGGCCGATCTCGATCAGGAAGGACGGGATGCTGTCGGCCCCGCTGCGCCAGACATGGCGATAGCCGCCGCCGGTGAGTGTGGGGGCCGACCGCTGCGCGGCCGAGGCGTCGAGCGTGAAAGCGTTGCCGTCCGGGCCGGTGGCATCATGGGTGATCACCAGCGCCGTGTCGTCCTCGACCGCATAGGAAGCGACGGAGATGGCGGGATCGCTGGCGGCGTTGAGGTCGGACGCAAGTGCGGCAAGCGTATCGGCGAGGCTCGCGCCGATCTCACTTTCGTCGCCCGCCGCAACGCCGGCAACAAGGGTCCAGGTGACCCCGTTCAGCGTGAGCGTGTCGCCCGGCGCGGGATTGTCCGCGAAGGTGATGCGCCCCGTCGCCGCCTGCGGCGTGGTCTGCGGATCGCCGAACAGCGCCGTCATCCACCAGCCGGTGCCCTGCAGATCGAACGGGATCTCCAGCTGGCCCTCATCGGTGACCAGCCCGCGATACGGGTCCTGCGCATTGCGCCCGCGCCCCAGCAGCGGGTCGTCGCCGAGCGGGATGCTCGCCGACAGATCCGCCGTCTTGAAGTCGAGCGCCCGCACCGGGCCGGTGGTGGCGCCGCCATAATCCGTCTCGCGCGCGGCCCTGAGTGTGGCATCGGCGCCATAGGCGCGTTGCTTGCCCATGCTGGTCCTCCTGTGATGTTCGAAAATCTGCGCCTGTCGGGCGCGCTCAGCCGGTCAGCGGATCGCTGACCTGGTATTCCAGCGTGACTGTCAGTGCCGCGGCCAGAAACGGCGCGCCGCCTTCCACTGGCACCGGCTGCAGGTCCGGCGCCGCCGCCGTCA